AACTAAACTCGACTTCAATCATGGCACATAACGAGTATAAACAAAGGAAAAGTGCCACAACAGAAGTAACTGCTACGGTGTTACCTGAACGCTCTCTTTCGGCGGGATGTAAGACATCCCAAAGGGATGCTGTTCCGCAGTCCGTTAGCCAGTTGGGATTAAGTTCCCCGTCGTTGCTTAGTGGTAGACAGCCACGTGAACCCTGCGATTCGGGTTCGGCGACGATCGGCGCGTCGACGGAGGGTAGTAGGGCTAGGACAGACTTCGCCCGCTTTGTTGAGGAAGAAATTAAATATGAGATTCCCGACGAAGAACTGATTTTCGAGCATTGGGTGGAGAAGAAAGGGAAGGATGTACTTTGCTGCTACGACCGGAACCACGTCGTAGAGCAGGCATGGCAGCGACAGTGGGGGCAGTACCCCCGTCTTTACTGTACGCAGAAGTCCGTGCCTGCACCCCCTCCTATAATTCTCCCCTACAGATGCTCTCAATATCGGAACTTTCCGTATAAAGGAGCCCACACGTTTAGGGAAAACTTGCTTTCAAAGAAGTTGACCTATGACGCCGAGTGGGTCCTTGACCAGGTAGTTAAGCGACTTGGTCCTGCGGAATGCGATTTCGAACGCATCGAGCCGGGTGGGCTTGACAAAGGAAATGATTTAGTGAACGAGATGACTGACCAAGAGTTAGTCCTCGACGACGCTGCTAACCCGTATACGGTGCTTTGCGACGAAGTTGAGGACGGATGCTCTCAGAGTCTGCGATTGCTAAGGAAAATGAAAACGCTTGTAAAATTCTATGAGGGATTGGGCGTCCCTCGTAGTAAAAAAGAAATGCCCCTGCACATAAACTGCGGTGGCCTCCGGGCTGCCGTAAGACAATGCTTCTCCGACGAAATAGCTATCGTCTGGGAATTAAGCTTCAAGACAATACAGAAGATTGAGAAATCATGCTGTAAAGTCTGTTTGCCTCTTTTCGAAGAGAAGCTTGACCAGTGGAAAGAGGCCAGGTTCCGACCAGTTGCAGTCGACCGCGGGCATCTCGAGCGATTCAGAATCGCGATGCGCGCCAACGTCGAGAAGGGGTGGGACAAAAAACGTTCCCCGTTTATCCCTAATGGACATGCAACCCGCATGTACACGAGAAGGGACGGGGGTAATTGGAACGAGGAAGAATTTTCAACCGACTGCCGTACCGAGTTGGTGTTTTCATCTGGTAAACCCAGGGTAGTAACATTATACTCTGCAGAGAACACTCGGCGGTTGGCTCCGCTCCATTACTCATTGTATGAAATGTTAAAAAAGCGAGGGTGGTTGCTCGTCGGTGACCCGACCGAAGAGCACGTCAAGGGCCTTACAGGCGCTTCTCTACTGAGTTTCGATTACTCGTCGGCGACAGACAATATCAAGTCGGCTTACGTAAGAGTTGCAGTTGAAGTCCTTGAGGAAATGGCGGACGTCATCACGGAAGAAGAACACCAGGCATTGCAAGTGCTTGCCAACCTTCGTGTTGATGGAAGGGAGACTTTTACGGGGCAGCCCATGGGCTCTGTATTGTCTTTTCCACTTTTATGCTTGATCAACAAGACCGTAGTTGACATGGCACTCACCGCTATGATGGAAAGGAAGGAAATTGGTTTTAAAGAATGGAGTGGACATCCGCTGTTGGTTAACGGCGATGATCTACTAACCCGCGAGGTGCGGGCAACCACCAATCTCCGAGGCGAAATCGTCGCTCAAGGAGGGGAGGTCGG